TGATGATAATATTATATACGTAGTTGTTGCGCTAATTTTAATGGTTTTGTATACCTATACTAAAAATAATATAAAAGCAGGGCGAAGCCAACCACCAAAAATAAGATTTATTTTGGTTAATGACAAGGCTAAAGCACCTGAGAGGGGTACCGAAAGATCGGCTGGATATGACCTTAAATCTTCTGAAAACTGTGTTATACCAGCAAGGTCTCGCAAAGCCGTAAAAACAGGGGTCAAAGTTGTTCTTCCCTTCAATACTTATGGTCGAATTGCATCACGATCGGGTCTTTCATTCAAGTTCGGTATTGAGGCAGGTGCAGGCGTTATCGACGAAGATTATCAAAACGAATTAATGGTCATTTTGCACAATCATAGCGACGTTGATTTTGTGGTCGAAGAAAAGGATAGAATTGCTCAACTTATAGTCGAAAGTATAATCTACCCTACAACCGTGATAGAAGATGTTAATGGTGTAGAACGGACCACAAACACGTGTATTCGTTCTGTAAGAGGTTTAGGTGGTTTTGGATCAACGGGAACCAAATAAAAAAATTTAAATTTTTTATGCTTTATAAGCATAAAAAAATTTTTTTTGTGTCGAAAAGGTTAACAACTCCATTTTGAGCTTTAAGATTTCGATTTCTTTTTTTCCAAAGAGGTGAATTTAGACCTTCTTCTTCTAGTTCTAGCTGACTAGTTGAAAAATCGAAAGATGGTTGAAAGAAATCATACTAAATTCGAAATTAATCCACTATTTGAAGTAATGATTCTTTGAACCATAAAGTAAATTTTAATCAAAAAGTATAGGGGGTAGTAATCAATACTTTGATGGTTAAATAAACCATCAAAATAACAATAATTTATTGTAAAATTTCTTTGGTTAAAGGAGCTAATATTCTGAATAATTGTTGTTTCGTTTCTTTATCAGCCATAATTTCACATTCTTTTTCAATATCTTCAATTGTAAGCTCTATCAACACCTTTAAATTTTTAATACCTTCAAAACCGTGTTTACTTTGGGTATTAATTATACGTTGTTTAGTTGCACATGCTAGAATATGATCAGACATTTTATTTTTATTATCAATCTTTTTAACTTCAAGAAAATTTTGATTACGTTTTTTGAAAAATACAAGGTCGGTACCAACCGTAACTCTAAAAACTAATCCTTCACATAAAACGTTCGAATTTAATTTACTTTGAAATTTAGGATCTAAAGTACCATATAATTCGGTAAACTTTCCAAAAGTAATATTAGGGACCAATTTAAGATTAAATTGTTTAGAATAATTTTCGATGATTCCCCAATCCATTATATTATTCCAAACAATATTATCGTTAGAAGTTTGCATATGGAAAAAATTAAAGTCTAATTCACCATAATCAATTTCTTTTTGAATTCCACCTCCGAATATTTCTCCAATAAATCTTATGTTTGTTTGTATCTTTAAAGATTTGTATATTTTTTTAAGGTTTGATTCAAGCTCTGTATTAAAAAAATTTTTATAATTAAAAAAAAGGTCATTCACCTTTAAAATTTTTTTTCTTGATGCATATTGAATTTTAGGTTGTGAAGTACCATTATTTAAAATATAAATTGAAAAATTAGCTCCATGAATCTTTTCAGTCACTATACAAGTAGAATCATAATATTTTGGACTATGTATAGCTCTATAACCAACAGATTCAGATAATATCGAATTAAAGCTTTCAAACTCCATTCTTTATAAATATATTTTTAATACTGATATAAATCAATTTTCTGCAAAAACCCTTTCATATCTTAAACACTTCAAATCAAGGTTACTTTAAATTAGGACCTTGAAAGGGTTAAAAATAAAATGAATTTTTTCTTCTAAAAAATTAATAGATAAAGAAAGATGGATAACTTTGAGCTAACAGAGTGTACTTATGAGTGTATCAAAGATACATTTTATTATGGTCTCTTTGGAGACTTTAAACTGGTTATAGATAAGGCTACCGGGTACTTTAATGCAACCAAGTTGTGTTTCATATCAAATACCCTAGCAACATCTTTAGCCTTGAAAAATACCTTATCTTAACTTCTTTCTCCTCTCGTTTCGACATTGTATAAATTACCTAAATCATCCATAAATTTTTCAGAATCTTCAAGTACTATTAAAGGTGGTAAAGGGTCATACTTGTATACACAATTTGAATTTAGAGAAGGTAAGTTCGATTTAGACCACTCTTCAGAAAGAAATAGTTTGGCCTTTAAAACCTTTGAAGTAACCACAAACGGGTTATCTTCTATTTTCGGGTATAGCATGTTTCTTAACAACCCTCTAATACTTGATCCACACCCTTTGAAAAAAAGAGTATCGAACGATTTTAGTTCGTCAGCTGAATAGTATAGTTTGTTGTTTATATTATATGTGTTTGGTAGTACATATTTATTAACTAGAAAATAAAAACAAATACAAGATTTGTCCTAAGGGTTAATGGTTGATTTATAGATATAATAAATGATTGAAGTGATCTTTATAGTATTGAGCGTCATGTTTGGTACACTATTGTACGACAAAACGAGGCGATCAAAATTTGTTTTAAAAGAAGGTTTTCACGACCATCCAAACACAATAAAAACAAGAAGGCAATTTATACCATCGTATGCTGGTTTTATAAACAATTTAAATAATGATGAATTTAGTCCATACAAACTATCTTCTCAGATGGAGACATATCAACCTATCGACTACGATAACAATATTGCATCGATTTATGGTTACAAACCGGAAGGATATGATACAACACCCAAACCAACCATTGCAACGTGTACCGAGAACGATGGTTTTTTAGGGATGAACAGATGGTGTGGGTGTGAAGCTTTGAGCTCGAATGGAACCACCGAAACAGCTACGAGACGTTTAATTGGTGGAGTCAACCCTAGAACATTGATTGCTCCAATGATAATACCACCAATAGCGGATATGTACGAATGGGGTACAGACAATTATACGATTCATTCGGCCACAAACAACCATAAATCAGACGAATTGTTTTTGTCTGGTTACGTAACCCTTGACGATTGTACATGTAGAGGCGTGTGTAATTGTGGTCGAAAATGGTCCAAACCACTCATAAAAGAAGGTTTTGAAACGAAGAATTGTCCAAAAGCTGTTGCTGACCACAATTATCTCAGCCCGTATGACGTATCGGAAGAGTGCTTGTCTAGACCACAAATTTTACAGAATTATGGAGTTTCGACGGTACCAGAAAAACAGGTGTACACGTCCATTACTAACGGTGAAGATTTATTGTTTATCGAAAATCAAAAACATGGTAACAATTTACCTTATAAAAAAGATTATATTACCGGCGATGAGCCAAGTATGATTTACGACCCTAGGATGGTCGGTTATTCAGACTCCCAACGAGGTTACGTCGATAAGCTTTTAGGTCAGCCTAAATTTTACTATGACGATATTAATGCTGCTCGGGCACCAAATTACATAACTAGAAACAAAATAGATATTTATTCTTTCGGTGAGTCGACTGGTAGACTGAAAGATCCTAAAAATTGTATGTTTTCGGGAAACAATAACCAACTAGCAGTCGAAGAGTTCCACAATTCTGCACTTCAGCACCGTGCCGACTTGATGCAGTCGTTGATGAACAAGAGGAATGGAGAGATGTGGCAACTCAGACAATACCCAATATCTACAAATGGTCAGCGTATGCTTGGTGGAACGTCTAAAATTTAATTTTTAATGGTTTTTAAAAACCATTAAAAATAGTATTAATTGTTTTTACTTTGATAGGCTTCAATCATACATACAACATCCGCTATATCATCTTTCTTGTTTAAAGCTTGATAGCACCCTAAATTTTCATCTCTTAAGACGGAAGACGCAAATTCAATAGTCCATTTCTTACGGTCTTTTTTAGTCTTTAATTTTTCAGCTCCAAGTTTCTTAGTTTTCATGGAGGCGTCATAGTTTAAAATTTTCTTTTCTGGATAGTGGATTTTAAGGTACGATTCAAGGTAATGGGAAAGTTTTAAAGCCTGTAGGTTAATGGTCATTTGTCTCTCTATCAAAAAAGTATCACAATCATTCCAATAGTGGCTGTAATCATCCATTATTTGAAACATTGAAATGCCTAAATCCACAGGTTTGCTACTTTTCTTAGTTTTGACTAAAATTAGGTCAACCATATCCTTTTTTACAATTTTGTCTGGTTTAGAAATATTAAGGTTAGACATCATCTCACTTAATTCATCTTTTTTTAAATGGTTCAAATCGCTCTTGACGATTTTATCCGTCAAACTAATGGTCTTTAAAAGTATAAAATCATCGCCTTTTTTAACCGCGAATGCGAAATTTTTAATTCCCATATCGAATGCTGCAATCATCCTTTATTTAATAACATTTAGAAAATTTTTTAAAAATCCACTTTTTTGAAATTACTTTGGTTGTTGTGGATCATAGTTCTGTTGTTATCTAGTAGCTCGTCATTCTTAACAACAGACTCGAAAAACATAAAATGAATTTTAACCATAAAAAAATTGTAAAATAAATAATGGAACAAATACTATCAGAACAAAATAGATTAAGCATTGTCAGGGACTATTTTAAAGTTAATGGTTTGGTCAAGCACCAAATCGACACTTTTAATTGGTTCGTGACTAAAGGGTTAAAAACCATCATTCACAACGAGCCTAGCATCAACTATGAATCGATCAAATATGACAACTATTCTCTAAAATTTAGTAACATTTGTGTGGAGCCACCAACCATTATAGAAGAAGATCGAAGCGTTAGGTATTTGTACCCACAGGAAGCTCGCAACAAAGATCTAAGTTATACAGGTAACGTATGTGTTGACATTATTGAAACAATCGAAAACAATGAAGGAAAGCCACCACATATCAACGAACAATACCGAGTGCCGATCGCCAAGATTCCAATTATGGTTTTATCCGATGTATGTCATTTAAGATGTTTTACACCCGAAGAAAATGAAAAAATTAATGGTCATTCGGAAGCAGATAAAGGCGGTTATTTTATTATAAACGGAAAAGAACGTGTTTTAATTGGCCAAGTGCGAAAAGCTTACAATAAACCATTATGTTTTGTCAAATCCACATCTCAAAAAGAAGATATTTTAATCTGTGAAATGAGAAGTATGTGTG